GACACACTATTGACTATCAATGTGCGCACCATCGCAGGTCAGCAAGATATTTCAAAGCAGGCTATCGAGCGCGGAACAGGCATTGATGCTTTCATCGTTGCCGACCTAATCCGTTCTTGGCACACAACACTTGATGCGCAAATCCTTAACGGTGCAGGTACTTCAGGCACAATTAAGGGCATCCGCAACTCAGGTGGAAATGCCATCACATTCACAGCAACAACACCAACAGTTGCTTTGCTTTATCCAAAACTAGCTGATGCAATTCAGCAAGTTCAGGCAAACACATTCACAACACCAACTCACTTCATTATGCACCCACGCCGCCTTGCTTTCTTGATGGCTGCCGTTGATGGTTCAAACCGCCCATTAGTAGTTCCTGCTGCGGGTGGCCCAATGAACGCAATTGGTACAGGCGCAGGCGCTTCAGCTTATGGAAACAGCGGTTATCAGATGCTTGGACTTCCAATCATCACAGATGCTTCAGTTGGTACTTCATACGGCGCTGCAACAAACCAAGATGAAATCTATTGCGTTGCTGCACCTGAGATGCACCTTTGGGAACAACCTGGCTCACCATTCGCATTGTCTTTCGATGCTACTGGCGCAGGAAATCTCACAGTTAAGTCAGTTGTTTACGGCTTTGCAGCGTTTTCTGCTGAGCGTTACCCACTTGCTGCCTCAATTATTTCAGGCACAGGCTTAGTGGCACCAACCTTCTAATTTGAAGGTTTCTTGATTGTGTTGAAGGGGCAAGACTCCCCCGACTTGCCCCTTCAACACTTCCCAAAACAGATTCGGGGGAATCTATGAAGTCAGCTCACAAAGTTTCAATCGGTAGTTGCGACCCTGGCACCGTCAATGGTGCCTTCGCTTATCGCCTCATTCAATTAGCGCAGGCAAGGTCAGCAAGACTTGGCCCATTTGTTCGCGTTAAAGGTTCAGGGTTGTTGTCAAAACAGCGCAACCGCGTTGTAAAGCAATTCTTAGATGGCACAAAGTCTGATTGGTTATTGCTAATTGATAGTGATGAACAATTGACATTGGAAGCATTTGATAAGTTGCTTGAAACTGCCCACGATAAAGAACGCCCTGTTGTGGCAGGTTTAGTTTTTGCAGGATTTGGAATTGAAGGCGCACCGTATCCAAAACCGGTGCCTGCTATCTTCCAAGATGCACCCGAAGGCTTTTTGCCTTTGTATAAATACGATAAGAATTCAGTTTTTGAAATTGATGCTGCGGGAACAGGTTGCTTGCTTATCCACCGCAGCGTGTTAGAAAAAATGCGTGAAACCGCAGATAAAAATCAAGGCCCTGATTGGTGTTGGTTTTGGGATGGCCCCGTTGATGGCAATTGGATTGGTGAAGATTTACTTTTTTGCCGTAGAATTAGAGCATTAGGTTTCCCAATTTATGTAAACACGGGAGCAGTTCTGCCACATCAAAAGTCTTATTGGTTAGATGAACGACACCACCAATTATGGAAAGATTAAAAAGAATTTTGCGATTAGCTCGCAAGCCAAAAGAAACCGCAACGGCTGCCCCTGATTTAGAAAGGGCGATGCTGCCTAAAGCAGAAAAGAGAATCATTCGTGGCTCTAACTAATTGTTACTGCACACTTGCTGAATTGAAGGCTTCCCTTGCCATCACAGACAGCGTAGATGACACCCCGCTTGAAGCTGCTATCACTTCAGCAAGCCGAATGATTGATGATTACACAGGGCGATTCTTTTACGCCGATGGAACTACGGGTTCGCCTGTTTATCGTTACTACACACCTGAAGATGCTTACATTTTGCCTGTTGATGATTTTGTCAGCATTAGCCAAATCGCAACAGATGACAATTTCAACCAAACCTATGAAAGTGTTTGGACAACAGGGGATTTCTTGACCGAACCAATCAATAACCCCCGCCGAGGTTGGCCTTACTCACGCATTTTGGCAGTTGGAAGTTATGTTTTCCCCTACTTCCTACCGCAAGCAGTACGCGTTAGAGGTGTTTGGGGTTGGGCAGCTACACCTGCCGAGATAAATATGGCAACGCTAATTCAGGCTTCACGCCTTTTTGTTCGCCGTCAATCACCGTTTGGAATCGCTGGCACTCCCGACCTTGGCACCGTTCGACTTTCTGCCAAATTAGATGCCGATGTTGAGGCATTAGCTCGCCCATTCCGCAAGCAGAATGGCATTGCTAAATGAATGTAAGCACCGTCAGAGATGGGCTTAAAACCCGTTTGCAGACCATCACAGGGCTTCGCGCCTTCGATTTAATACCTGAGGTGCCAACGCCACCCTGCGCAATCGTGGGGCAATTAGATTTCACATTTGATATTGACAATGCGCGAGGTTTAGACCAAGCCAATGTTGATATTTATGTGATTGTGCAACGCTTTGATGCCCGTTCAGGTCAAAATAAGTTAGATGCTTATTTGGCAGGTTCGGGTGCAGGTTCAATTAAGGCCGCCCTTGAAGGTGACCGCACCTTGGGGGGCGCAGTTCAAACTTTGCGAGTATTAAGCGCCGAATCAGGAACTTATGACTCGCAAGGAAATCTTTATTTAAGTTACCGCTACCGCCTCACAATTTGGGGATAAGGAGAAACAAATGAGCTACACAATAACCTCAGATTTAGAGGTTTGCGGAAAAAGCAAGGGTGACACTCTCACCGAAAAAGAACTACTTGAAGCAGGTGTGAACATTGATGCACTCATTGTTGGCGCACATATCAAGTCAGATTCAACACCATCAATCAAGCCAGTAACAACTCAAGAAGGAGCCAAATAATATGGCCAGAATCGTTTTAACGGATGTGAAATGCACCGTGAATGGAGTGAATCTGAGTGATCATATTGCTTCAGTTTCACTTTCAAGATCAGATGATGTAATTGAAACAACTGCATTTTCTTCAACAGCAGCAAAGACTCGCGTTGCCGGCTTGCAAGATAATTCGGTGACAATTGAATTCCACCAAGATTTCGCAGCTTCAAATGTTGAAGCAACCATCTATCCACTTTTGGGAAGTACCACTACAATTGTAGTGTCACCAACTTCAACCGTAAGTGCAACATCACCTTCATATTCTTTCACAGCACTTGTTTCTGAATGGACACCACTTAACGGTGGAGTTGGTGAACTCGCAACAGCATCCGTAACTTGGCCTATCTCAGGCGCGATCACAAAGGCAACTTCATAAAATGGCAAGATTAGTATTAAACAACGCTCAGGTTGTATTTGGTACAAACTCAGATTTGAGCGATCACATTTCAAGCATAAGCCTTTCGACTTCATACGATATTGTCGAAACAACAAGTTTCGGAAGCACCGCAAAAACTCGCGTGGCGGGTCTTGCGGATAATTCTGCGACTTTTGAATTTCACCAGGATTTTGCAACATCAAGCGTTGAGCAAGTAATTTATCCTTTGCTTGGCACCGCCGTAACTTGCACCGTAAAACCTGTCAATGGTTCAGTAAGTGCAACAAATCCTTCATATTCATTCTCAGTTTTAATCTCAGAATGGACACCACTTAACGGTGGCGTTGGCGAACTTGCCACCGCTTCAGTTACTTGGCCAATTTCAGGCGTAATCACAAAAGTAACATCCTAACTAAACAAGGGGGAAAATAAATGGATGGATTATCAATAAAGGTTAAAACAACTGATGGTTTCGAGGGAGTCTTTTCTTTGACTCCCCGAATCATCGTTGGATTTGAGCAAAAGTTTGGCAAAGGATTTGCTAAGTTACTTGGCGAGGAACAAAAGCTAGAACACATTTATTATTTAGGCCACGCAGCTCTTGCCGCTAACGGCAAAGTTGTAAAGCCTTTTGGTAACGGTTTTCTTGACGAATTAGTTTCAGTTGAGTTGCTTACAGACCCAAATTCCGAATCCACCGAGATAGCCTGACCTATTCAATAGCAGCAATCGCGGTGGAGTCGGGATTATCTCCATTAGATTTACTTGATGCACCCGATGGCATTTTGGAAGCAATCGTTGCCTACATTAAAGAACGCAACAAAGCGCGGAGTAAGTAATGAATGAAGAAGCAATTGTTCTGACGGGTATTAAAGAAACCTTGGCGGCATTAAAGCAATTTGATGAAGATGCCGTCAAGGGCTTTAATAAAGTTGTGACTTCCGAACTTAAAGTTGCAAGAGATGAAGCTCGAAACAAAGTAGATAAGATTCAAAGCAGAAATTCAGACACTCCGATGAGTGGTTGGCGTACAGTTGAGCCAAAGAATCCAAGTAAGACTTCTCGCGGTGGCAAAGGTTGGCCTGCTTGGGATGCTGCCGCAATTAAAACTGGCATTGTTTCAACTCGCGCTCAAGGTAAAGTTCGCGCCGATTACACAACTTCGGCAGGTGCTTTGCTCAATAAGTCAGCAGCAGGTGCCATCTTTGAAGTTGGCGGGCGTTTGGGCGGTAGTGGTCGCTTTATTGAAAACCTTAATTGGTTTGGAAAAGCCTCACGCCTCATTTGGTGGTCGGTAGATAAGAACAAAGCAGAGATTGAAAAGAAAATTTCAGATGCGTTAGATGATGCAAAAAGATCACTTCAACGACATTTAGACACAAAGAAGAAGGGCTAATCAATGGCACTTGGAGCAGTAGTTGCCCGAATTGTTAGCCAATACTCTGACAAAGGTTCAAAGGCAGCTCAAAGAGATATTGCCAAATTAGGCAAGAATTTTGATGCCTTTTCTAAGAAAGCAACAAAAGCATTTGCAGTTGCAGGCGCAGCCTCAGCAGCGTTCGCCGTTAAAGTCGGCGTTGATGCAGTTAAAGCCGCCATTGAAGATCAAAAATCGCAGGCACTTCTTGCCAACTCTTTGCGCAATACCGTTGGCGCTACCGATTCAGCTATTGCTTCCGTTGAAGATTACATCACCAAGCAACAAAAATTGTTCTCAGTTGCCGATGACAAATTAAGACCATCGTTAGCGGCACTCGCTGCCGCCACCGGGTCAATTACCGAAGCTCAGAAACTTCAAACTGTTGCCCTTGATATTGCGGCAGATAAGCAAATTGATTTAGTTACTGCTTCAAAGTTACTTGCCAAGGCTCACGGTGGCAACATTAGTGCGCTGAAAAAACTTTATCCTGAGATTTCAGCAAATACCGTAAAATCTAAAGACTTTGCAGGCGCTCTTGATGTGGTTGCAAGAATTTCAGGTGGCGCAGCGGCTACCGCTGCCGACAGCTTGGCAGGCCGCCTTGAAGGTTTGAAATTAGCCTACGGCGAAGTTCTTGAAACTTTAGGCTATGCCCTATTGCCTGTCATCACAGAATTTGCCTCTTACATTCAAGCAAATGTTTTGCCTGCGCTTGAAAAATGGACAAATGCCAATAAAGATAAAATTGCCAATAGTCTA